GGCAAGGTGCCATTGGTGTTGAATCAGAGTTAACCTCTTTTAGAGCAGAACTAATTGAAATGATCAACAAGAATGAACCTGCTGGTAGAACTTTGTTAAAGCAAGCACAAGACATTCATCCTGATACTGCGGATTTTGTAAATAAACTTATGAACTCCAGACGAGGGATAATTGGCCCAAAAGAATTTTCGGAAGTTTCTAGAATCATGTCTAAGAACCTAGCACAACGTGCTCCGGTTACAGACAACTTCATTAACTACTGGAAAGACGTGGCAAAGGTTTTTGTTGAAGAAACTCAAAAGGTAGATATACCGTGGGTTACTTTTGACGGAAAGATTATGACGCAAAGGTATCGACCAAAGATACAAGAGCGCATTGAATTTACTGATCCGGTTACGGGTCGTAAAATTGCTAACATCTATGAAGACAGTGCACAAGACGGAAAGCTGCTAGGAAAAGGCTCGCTTAACGACGCACGTATTGGATTAGGTGTAAATGGTAACCACAGCAATGACGCAGTTATTGTACGTAGGTTTCACTTGTGGGGACGTAAAAACAACGTTGAAACAGGGACGATTCACGATGCTTTCTTTACAAACATCGCTGAAGCAGACAACGCTAAAGCTGCTCTTAGAACCATCTATGCAGATGCTCTAGAGGGCAATACTATCAGAAAGACCCTTCTTGAAATGCGTAGACAGGGTTTATCGAACAAGTCTTACAACGCTTTACTTGCTAAAGCAAAGGCACAAGGTCTTATCGATCCTAAAGATAAGATTACAAGAGAAGAAATACTAGCCCCAATACCTGCGGGTAAGGACTGGTATGGAATTGGTCCATAGTTTATTTGTAATAGCCCATGCGACTTAACCTAACTAGAGTTTGTAACTCTGTATATTTAAAGAAATCATAACCCAAGCTGTGCTTGAAAGGAAGAAATAATGAGTGAAGAGAATAAAGTAGTTGAAGAAGTAACTGCTCAAGATGAGTCCACTGAGACTCAAGAACAAGAAACTGTTCAAGAGGGAACTGTCACTGAGAGTGAAGTAGATCCGATTGAACGTGAAGTCCAAGAACGACTCGCTAAAATGAAATCCAACATGGATCGAATGGCGGGTGAACGTGACGAAGCTTTGAAAAAGGCTGTTGAAATTGAGCAAAAACAAAAACAAGCCCATATTCAACGTCTGGAAGAAGAGGGAAAAATGCAAGAAGCTCTAGAGCTAAAACTTGCTGAAGCCCAAGCAAAGCTTAAGGTCTTTGAAGAAGAGAATGTTAAGCTTAACCGTGATAGTGTAGTTAACTCTGCGCTTAGCGGGCTAGACTTCCGTAATGAGCGTAGTCGCCAAATGGCCTATCGTGACATTGTTGAACAACTCGTTCAAAATGATGATGGTCTTTGGGTTCATAAAGCCGGTACTAACATTCAGGACTTTATTTCATCTTACTCTAAGAATGAAGAGAATTCATTCCTATTTCGAATTAAAGCTAACACTGGTGCTGGTAAGACAACTACGTCTGGCACCTCGTCAATGGAACAGAAAAAGTCTATTGGTGAAATGACAACAGAAGAAGTTCTTTCTCTAGCGGCCAAAGGCCAGCTGGGTAATTACACTTACTAATATCTAATAGTTACCATAAGGAAATAAATCATGGCTATTACAAACACAGACTTTCAGAACGTAGCACTCGCAATCTCTGCTTATGCAGATGAGGCTTACACAACTGAGAAAAAGCTTAACTCCACTGGCATCGTTGGCCAGCGTGATGACATCAACGCTAACGGCGAGTCCTTTGTTGGTCAGTTCCGTTGGTACAAGCCACTCTCCGCAAACATCAACGTTCCATCGTTGTCGTCTGCTACTGATGGTGCTTACACTGATATCACAACTGACATTGCTAACTATGTTAAGACTGTTCGTACCTTCGGTGCACAGCAGGTTAACTTGCAAGAAGTTGTTTCGAAGCAAGACGGTCTCTCCAAGATTGCCCGTGACTTCGCAAAAGTACGTGGCGACGACGAGGGTGATGCACTCTTGAAGGTTCTTAAGGGTGTTGCTGCTCACGAGGTTGCCCTCGGTGATGCTGGCGGTACTGGTAACGGTGGTATTGTATCCTTCGAAACAGACGCAGACGCTGCAAACACTGGCTTTTTTGTTGACATCAACGCTTCTGGCGAATTTGGTGCCGCTGCAACAGGTACTTCCGATGCACGTCGTCTCTTTGACAGCTCCGCTATTGGTGCTGCTCGTGGTGAGCGCCTCTTCAAAGCTATCGGCATGGCTTACAAAGACATGGAACCAGATTTCATGTACTTGGCTACTTCCCCAGAAGTTATGGCTGAAATGCGTGCAGCCAACTTGGTTGACCAAACTCGTGTACAAGACGGCAACCTTGAGTTTGACACAGTCTTCGGTGGTAAGTTCCGCTTGATCATGACTCGTGCAAGCCAGACAATCACACCTGCTACTGGCGACCTGAACGCTTCTTCTGCTAAGTGTTCTTTCGTTCTGAAGCCAGGTTCTGTGTCTTTCGCACCAGTGTCCACTCCAACTCCTGTTGAAGTTGATCGTAACCCAGCTTCCTACACAGGTGGCGGCTCTACAAACATCTGGTACCGTTATGGCTTCATCATGCACCCAATGGGTTATGACTGGGCTGGCGCAACCAATGCTTTCGCAACTAACACTGCTTACGCAACTGCTGGCTCTTGGAACCGTAAAATGGATTCTTTGAACTTGGGCATCCTGCCTATCTACCACTCATAATAAGACTAGGAGGAGCTAATGGCTTTAGTTCTTAATACTAATAGTTATGTGACAATAGCTGACGCTGACGCTTACTTTGAAACACGAATTGATTCTGCCAGTTGGACTTCCGCTCCAGACTCAACCCGTGAAGAAGCTTTAGTGACTGCTACACAAATTATTGACAACAATCCTTGGATTGGCTCTGCTGTTAGTTCTTCCCAAGCTCTTGCATGGCCACGAAGAAACGCTAACTACCTTGATAATAGACTGGGAATGCAAATTGCTTTTTCTGAAACAGAAATCCCTTCTCTAGTCAAAGTAGCTGTTTATGAACAGGCTTTACACCTGCTGAATAACGAAGACTTGGTAGCACAGACAACCCAAACATACGAAAGTATTAGTATTGGTAGTATCAGTGTCAGCGATTCTAATAACGATGTTACTAGAATTTCTGTAACTCCTAGTTTTGTTATTAAGCCTATCCGTCCACTTTTAAGAAGAGGTGTTGACGGGCTAGGTGCAAGCTGGTGGAGGGCTAACTAATGTCACTTTCTGCTAAAGTAACAAAGGCTGTTGATAAGGCTTTTGCTGCCGCAGGTGACTTGGTAGAACAAGGTACACTTTCTACAAAAACCGTCTCTGGTTACGATTTTGCAACACGGAGCATAGTTAGCACTTCCAGTACTACTACTGTTGATGTTATCTTGCAATCGACCAAAAAATCTTCTGGAGACGGTTTTACAGTTACTGCTATTATGAAGTCAGGCCCAAACCTGTCTGTTTATGATACTCTAACTGTTTCTTCTGGGGCTTACAGTATTGTTGATCATAGTGACAATGGTTTTACTATAGACGCAATACTGGCAAAGGAGGTATAATATGTATGATAATGTCTTAGCGGACGTTGAATCTGTATTCGCCTCTGTGGCCTGGACAGTAAACAACATTGAGGTCTATCCTGATAACTATCAAGGTGACATCAATACAGAAAGTGAATTTTGTAGACTAAATGTCTTACCAAGCAACAGTGGCAGAAATGCCTACGGTGGCAATAAAGTTCTAAAGGGTATGGTAGCAGTTAAGGTATTTGTTAAAGCTGGCGAGGGGCAATCCCGAGTTATGGCTATTTCAGATATTCTTGATACCGTACTTCAAAACAAGCGTTTAACCAATGGTACAGAGTTTGGAACATCTTACTTAAACGTGGAGGGGCTAGACCCTCAAAACAAAGCACTTTATAGTGCATCTTACATAATTCCATTTACCAAATACGGAGAATAACAAATGGCTCATATCTCAACTCTTGGTGCAGGTATCTTCACTTACCTCGACATCTTTAAAGGCGCAATCCCAGCAGGTACAGACACTGCAGCAGAGTGCGCTGCTCTCTTTGTGGGCACAGCCCCAGGTACAGCTGATGCGGACCACGTCCGTATGCCTTCTGTGCGTGAGTTCCCTTCTGTAGGTACTCCTGCAAACATCGTAAACGTTCCTGTTTATGGTCAAAAGACTTCTTCGCAAGTTCAAGGTCAAGCAGACGCTCCAAGCTTGGAAGTTACTGTTAACTACGTTGCAGAAGATATGCAAGCAATTCACGCTTTGATTGGTGAAGAGCTTGTATTCCGCTTTATGATGGCAGAATCCGCTGTAACCGCAGACCAAGGCGCTGATTCGACTCTTGCAGCTGCAAACACAGAGTTCTACTTCAAAGGCAAAATCGAAGCTATTCTGGTTAACCCACAGCTGACAGACGCAACTACTGCGACTGTTACTCTGTCGGCTCAGTCTGACTTCTTTGGCCCAGCAACTGTTGCTGCAGCCTAATAGTAAAATTAGAGGGGGCTTAATTGCCCTCTCTTCTTTAGTATAAGAGATATAACATGACAGATAAACCATTTAGTAAGAGTTTTGTTATGCGCACAACCTTTAGGCACATGCGGCGTAGCGTAGATATTAGCATCCGAAAGAGTTTTGAACGATTCAAAGATTTTGAAGACGGTTCAGTTGAAGGTAAAGATTGCCTTGAGACCCTTTCGGTATTGCACCAAGTAAGAAAATTGCTAGACGATTTTCAAGTAAATAACCAAGAATTATTCACAGAAAAAGACAAATTAAAGTAAGGATTATAAGTATGAAACATTTGGTAGGTAAAGTTATCACTAAGAAATTCCCATTTATGGAAGACGAGGTGGAAGTTCGAAAATTGTCTGTAAAAGAAGTTTTTGAGGTTCAGAAGCTTGTACAAAAATCAGCAAAAGCAAAAGGGGAAGACGCTCAACTTGGCCTTCTTCGTGATGTGATTAAGCTGGCGGTAGTCGGTGCCGAAGAACTGTCCGATGAAGATTTTAACAGTTTCCCAATTGCGGACCTAAGCGATATTACTGAAAACATTTTAAACTTTTCAGGCATTGGCGGGAACTCTAACGCGGGAAACTAACACAAGAGGAACTGTCTCTTTATGAAATAGCTTATGAACTAAAAACACCTGTTTATATTTTAGAAAGAGAAATGCCTTATACTGAATTTGTTAAGTGGGTGGAATACTTTAAACAAAGGCCAATTGGTTGGAGAGACGACCAAAGAACCTATATGCTGCTCAGAACACAAGGCGTTAAAGAGTCTGCTGAAAACGTATTCCCAACACTAAGATTAATTAAGTCTAATGAAGTTGATTCGCATATCCCAGATAGAGCTATACCGAAAGGTCAGTTCTTGGATAAGTTAAGAAAAGCAACAAAAGGTGACGGCTCCTCAAACATGTTTAGGTAAGTCTATGGCAAACAAAGTATCGCTTGAAGTTGTAAATTTTAAGCAAGAATTAAAACGAATCGAGCAAGAAGTATTAGATCTTGCAGAAGCTGGTCTACACGAAAGAGTAGAGTACGCTACAAAACAACTGAGAGTAGTTACTCCTGTTGATACGGGTGAAGCTAGAGAAGGGTGGGAATATGAAACCACCTCTCTTAAGAAAATTTTAGGACTTGAAGACATCGCAGTCATAAGAAACGAAGTCGATCATGTTACGTACTTGAATCAAGGTAGTAGTAAACAAGCTCCTAAGTACTTTATTGAGCAAGTTCTTTCCACCATAGGTCTTATAACCTCGCAATAATACTTTAGCCCCTGATGGCCTCTATTTATTTAGAGAAGCTGTTGGGGGCTATTTTATTAAAAAGGATAAATATAATGGCAGTAAATATCAGAGTCAATGCCGACACAAGCAAAGCGAGACAAGACTTATCTAAGCTTGAAAACTCAGTAAAAAGCATTGACAAAACAACAAAAAACGTTACTAGATCTTTAACACGACTCGCACAGGGTATTGCTACAGCTTTCGGCGGCGCAGTTGCAATTAAGTCTATTAACGGTGCAACTAACAGCCTAATTGAACTAGAAAACAGAACAGCACTTGTTACAGGCCGTAACGAACAACTTGGAAAAAGTTTAAACAACCTTTACAGTATTGCGAGGCAATCTAGGCAGAGTGTAGGCTTAGCTGCCGAAACCTTTAATCGTTTTGGTTTAGCTTTAAAAGGTACGGGGACATCTGTAACAGAAATTGAGAAGGCCACTCTGTCGGTTCAAAGGGCGCTTTCAATTTCCGGTGGCTCTGCGGAATCAGCTAGCGCTGCAATCTTCCAACTTGGTCAAGGTTTAGCTTCTGGCACTCTCAGAGGACAAGAACTTAACTCTGTACTCGAACAAGCACCTCGTATTGCTCTCGCTATTGCGGACAGCCTCGGTGTTGCTCAAGGTGAACTGAGGGCGATGGCAGCAGAGGGTCAACTTACCACTGAAGTTGTGTTTTCTGCGCTACTTGGACAATCAGAAAAATTAGAAAAAGAATTTGCTGTACTAGAGCAAACTTCAACTCAAGCATTTACCGTAATGTCCGACTCTATAAAACGAGTTGTTGGGGAGATTAGCAGGGGCATTGGCTTCACTGATGTCTTTACTCGTTCTTTCAATAGAATTACAGATGTTTTTGTTAACAGCGGTTCTGGTTTTGAAATTGGCATCTACGCAAAAATTGCGGAGTTACAAACCTTAGTAAGTGATTTGACACCTCTATTTCAAGCAGTAGGTAGAGTTGTAACTGCCTTTGGTGGTCGTGTAGGAAATGCTATACAGCAAGCTATTTTACCGTTACGTACAGTAGGGGATAAGCTTTATATCTCTTTCTTAAAGCCAATACTTGCTATTGAACAACGTCTTAGATCTTTCAAGCTAGGTATCGCCGCTGCACAGGATAGTGCGACGTATGGCGGGTCTAGAGGCGGTATCACCAACTTATTTAAGGCTGAAAGTTTAAATGAAGCTATTCTAGCCTTAGATACGATAGCAGAACAAATAGAAAACACAGGAAGACGTACTTATAACATTTTTGCAAAATCTGAAAATGCTATAAGACCATTCTTAATCTCTATTGAAACCGTGGGGATTAAACTTGGCTTAATTGATCAGAGTTTATTACGTCTTCGATCAAACTCAATGGAAGATTTTAACTTTATTTTAAGGCTAACTGTTGATCTTCTTGATGAAGTTTATCGTAATATTCTAGCTTTGAAAAGCATCCGTGTAATTATTATTGCCTTTACAGAGCTAAAGCAAGGTGTAAAAAGAGTCTTAGAAGCGTTACAAAACGACGTAAAGAAAATATTTAACAGTATTGCATTGCTATCCACGGGTCTTTTTGGAAATGTGTTTGACAAGGCAACTGAAAGTTTATCTAAAACTGCTAAAGTCGTTACAAAATACTTAAAACAAATTGAGAGAGCGTTCTTCTGGGTGTACGACGAGGTTATCGCTAACTCTTGGTGG